TGGACCTAAATTATCTAAAGACCAAAGTCCAGGTGCAGTTACAATATCTCCAGATGCTGCAGCGTTCCATGCAAAAAAGTTTGATGCATCTGTTACGGTTGCACCTGATGAATGTGATGTTGCTGTTGTACCTAAAGCACCTCTAGTTAAACCAGATAAAGTTCCGCTATTGTCATTACCCGTATAAGTGATTAACTCTGTTCCAATCAATACTGTTCCTGAAGATGGAAAAGATGATGAACTAGCCATTGTTAAACTTGTGACACTAGTATTTAATGATGAAGATAATGTAGAAGTAAATTGTCCACCTTGTTGTCCACCCCATGGTCCAAGAGACCAACCTGTAGATGCAACCTCAACCGCTGGTCCAACAGGATAGTAATGTTGCACTCTAATACCACCTGATGTTGTTGCACCAGATCCAGATTCATTTGATTCCATTTCTATTGTAAGAGTGGTGCTAGTTGGTATCGATGTTACCATAAATTTTTTATCTGTAAAATCTCCAGACACAAAATCAGAACCAGTAATGGCTGTAAAAGTATCTAATAATATTATATCAAATTTATTTATGTTGTGATCTGAACTAAACGTAAGTGTTACAGTTTTTGATCCATTCGTTGTAGAGAAAGCATTTGATAAAGATGTTGTCGCTTTGATAGGATGTATGTCATAAAATATACCACCAGAGTATGCATACAAAATTCTGTTTGTTCCTAGAATAGCATACTTGATACCTGATGTATTTACAAAGTGGTGAATTGCTGTTGTTCTACCTGTAATTTGAACAGAACCTAATTGTGACCATCCACCTATTTTTTCAGGTGTGCCATATCTAAAACGAACATTGTCTCCATCAACCCATTGGCTTTCACCACCTACTGATGTAACTTGTTTGTTAAATCCAGGTGCAAATTTTACTTTTTGCAACATAATAAATTACCTATGGTTTAGTAGGCCACGTAACGTTTTCACATTTTTCAACAGTGTCTTTACCCTCAGGCAGATCTCTCAACTCCTGTCTGTACGTTCTCATGTCATCTGACATAGTAACATCAGATAAAGCATAAAAATCAGTTTCAGCTAATAGTTGATTTCTTCTAGCTCTAAGGTTATCCTGTGCTCTTCCTACAGCACCAGCTTCCCAAGCAGCCTCTTCGGCATCTCTAGCAGCTTCTTCCTCAGCTGTAAACTGTACCCTCTCACCATTTATATTATGATATCTTGGCATAGTTTTCTCCTTTATTTTTGTTTACCATGATTAATTAATTCCGTAAAGTGTTATTGTTCCAGCATCTATGTTGCCTTTTGTCATTTTAAATTGAACCGCATCTACAGCTGAAGTGGTATTACCATATCCTGCAGTAAAAAAATTAGAATTGTATATTCCATAAGTTGAACCACCATCTAGACAAGATGAAGTTTGTGCAATAAAGTGTTTCACAAAAGTTGTAGAACTAGGGTTAAATAAATGCAAACTACCACTGACACCACTATCGTCATCATTTTCCATTTCGTATGCAATAGTTTGAAAACCAGTCCCTTGTGCTAAATCTTCAGCAGTATGATATTGTAAAAGCGAGTCATTCCCCCCCTCATTGTGAAATGCTCTAAATGTTGTTGTGGTTTTTGTAACATTATAATTAGAGCCTGTATCTGCACTCATGTTAAATTGAAAATCTCCATGAGGATAAGCATTATCTGTAGTTGCTGGGTGAATATTATTAAATATAAATATGTATTCTTTGTAAGTGTTATCTAAAACTACATCGCTAGATCCGTCAACAAAAGATAAGGTAGCAGAAGCAGAAGCTGTTAATTTTTTAATAAATGTCATATTACCTAATTGAGTGGTAGTGCCTACAGCCGTTGCTGATCTAAGTGCTCTATTATTTAATTTAACTATACTCATTAACTGTCCTTTATCCCATAGAGTTTTATCGTACCAGCATCTATATTACCTGAAGCCATTTTAAACTGCACAGCATCTACAGCTGAAGTGGTATTACCATATCCTGCTACGAAACAATCTGATATGTAATTACCATTATACATTCCATTTCCTCTTGAAATAAATTGTTTTACGAATGTCGTTGATGAGGGACTAAAAAGTAATAAAGAACCGTTTCCACTATTATCATTATCATTATCAATAACATCAGTTAAATTTTGAAAACCAGTTCCTTGTGCTAAGTCATCACCAGTGCTTAATTGTATTGATTCTCCAGCACCACCCTCACTATGATCTACCTGAATAAAAGTAGTAGTTTTTGCAACATTATAATTACTTCCAGTATCTGTACTCATGTTAAAAGTAAGTTCTGTATTAGCTGATGCTGGATGTATATTTATAAAAACAAATTTATAAACAGGATATGTTCCGTCTAAAACTACGTCAGAGCTTCCATTTACAAAAGATAAGGTTGCACTAGAACTAGCGGTTAAAGTTTTAATAAGTGTCATAGCACCACTCGGCACACTAGCTAAAGCTGTTACATCACTTATACTATTATTGTTATATTTAACTAACGCCATATAATTTTATTGTCCCTGAATCTATATTGCCTGATGACATTTTAAATTGAACAGCATCAACAGCAGACGTGGTATTTCCATATCCACTTACAAAACTATCTCTAGTTGAATTATTAAAAATATATTCATTAGCTCGTGCCATAAACTGTTTAACAAAGGTAGTAGATGATGGGTTAAATAAATGCAAAGTTCCAGAACAAGATTCATCATTACCATTTCCTAAATATCCAGTTAAAACTTGAAACCCTGTACCTGTTGTTAAATCATCTCCAGTTTGATAAGCAAGAGAGGTTGTGCCATCATCTTCTGAATGAAAGCCTCTAAAATAAGTGCTAGTTTTACTGACATTATAGTTTGACCCAGTATCTACACTCATATTAAAACTAAATTGTGCTTGATCAGCAGATGGGTGAACATCAATAAATTTAAATATATATTCTTTGTAAGTTGAATCTAATCCTGAGGTAAAACTTATTGTAGATGAACTTGATGCAGTTTGAGTAGATATTAAATTTAATGCACCCCCAGAAATACTATCAGGTATACTCGTGATTGCCGATAAAGAGTTGTTGTTGCACACATTGATTGACATCTGGTGCTCCTAACTTATGCCATATAATTTAAATGTACCTGAATCAATATTTCCTGATGATGGGTCAAATCGAATACCAGTAACAGCACCAGTTAAATTAAGTCTTCCACCCACATGCGCAACATTTGATCTATCATCAGATTGATGGTCAACATTTTCAATATAAAAACTAGTTGTAAATGTAGTGTTTGATGGGTCAAATAAAGTTATACTTCCATTTATACCCATATCATTATCATTCCCTTGGTCGTAATTAAAACGAAAAGAGGCGTTTCCTGTGCTTTGCCATGTTATTGTGGAACTTCCAGAATGACGACCAATTGCAGCATAAATATAATCACTCCCTGTTGTTACAGAGCCATCAACATAAAATTTTCCATACATAGTAGGCGCACTTGCTGATACATGAACATTTGTGTATTGTAATACATATCTTTTGTAAGTGCTATCTATACCAGATGTAATATTTACAGTTTCGGATGAAGATGAAACAGTTGTTGTTGAAATTAAATTCAATCCAGGTGTAGATTTTAATAAACTAAAATCAATTCTTTTTAATGTTCCAGCATCAGATATTAACAACTCATCTGTATCATCGGGTGCAGATGTAAGAGCAGTTTGCCCTGAAATAATATTATCATTTAATTTAGCAGCTGTTACCGTGTCGTCAGAGGGTGTACCTATATTTAATACATCACCTAAAATAACTACAAAGTCGATGACATCTCCTGTTGCAAGATTGCTTGCAAAGGTCATGGTGGACCCTGCTATGGTAAAGGATGATCCTGGTTTTTGTAGGACACCATTTAGACTGACCAACATGTGATTAGCAGTTTCTGGTGTAACATTAGTCCCTCCTACTTGTAAAGTGTAGGCTGCCTGTCCGTTTACGACTGATATTGCATCACAAACTTGAAAATTTCCAACGGTTGGGGTTTTTCCTATATAGGCCATAGTTCTCCTTTTTG